CCGCCCCGAAGCAAAGTGGCGCGCCTGACGCCTCGACCCTCGCAGCCCCTCCCGGCACCGGTTCCACCTTGGCAGGGCCGGTATGCGGGGGGCAGAGGCCCGGCAAGTCGCTAGCGGCAAGGAAAAAATCCGGGTGCGCGCGCCCGGGTGCGCACATCGGGTGCGCAGGTGCGCGCACTCCGGTCAGGTCGGAACATGGGCCCGGTGCGATGCGCCGGGCCTATTGATTTGGAGAGATGCGACGATGCAGATCGAGATGCTGCCGACCGACCGGCTGGTGCCCTACATCCGCAACGCCAGGACGCATTCGGCGGAACAGGTCGCGCGGATCGCGGCGTCGATTGCCGAGTTCGGCTTCACCAACCCGATCTTGATCGGCGAGGACGAGGTGATCATCGCCGGCCACGGGCGGTTACAGGCGGCGCGGTCGCTGGGGCTGACGGAGGTGCCGGTGATCGTGCTGGATCACCTCTCCGACGCGCAGCGCCGGGCGCTGGTGATCGCCGACAACCGGATCGCCGAACATGCCGGCTGGGACGCTGGGCTGTTGGCGGCGGAAATCGCCGCGCTGCGCGACGAGGCTTTCGATCTCGACGTGATCGGGTTCTCCGAGGACGAACTTCACGATCTGCTGGACGGCCTGGACGATCCCGCCGCCGACGGCATGGGCTTCGGGGGCGGTGCACAAGCTGGCGAAGAAGATCAGGCCCCGATACCTGCCGCTGCGCCCTCGGCCACTCTGGCAGAACGCTTCGGCATCCCGCCGTTCTCGATACTCGATGCCCGCAAGGGCTGGTGGCAGGACCGCAAGCGCGCCTGGATCGACCTCGGCATCCGGTCGGAACTCGGCCGCGGTGAGGGCGACCGCGCCTGTCCGGGGGGCAGCCCGATGCCCGGCAACGGCTCGCGCAAGGACTACAAGCCGGGTGCGGCGAAGGCTTTCCACGACGGCGCGGTCCTCGGCAAGGGCGGCCTTGCCGATCAGGTCGCCGCTGCCGCGACGGCGCGGCGGGCGGGAAAGGTGGTCGCCCATGGCTAAGGGGCTCGCCCGGACCTTCGGGCAGGACCTGATGCGCGGCGAGCATGAAGTTGGCTCCAAGACCAATGGTGGCGTCCTGATGCCGTCGCATACCTCGGGCGATCCGAGCTTCTATGCGAAGAAGCGCGCGATGGAGGCCGAGCTAGGCCACGGGCTTTCGACCGAGGCGTTCCTCGCCGATCACTATCAGCCCTCCGAGGCCCCGACCGCCTCCGGCACTTCGATCTTCGATCCGGTGCTGTGCGAGATCGCCTATCGCTGGTTCTGCCCGCCGGGCGGCAGGGTGCTGGACCCCTTCGCGGGCGGATCGGTGCGTGGCGTTGTCGCCTCGCGCCTAGGCTTGGCCTACGTCGGCGTCGAACTGCGCGGCGAACAGGTTGCCGCCAACGAGGGCCAGGCGGCGCTGGGCGCCGGCCCGGCCCCGCGCTGGATCACCGGCGACAGCCGCGAGATCGCGAGGCTGGCGAGGGGCGTCGAGGCCGACCTGATCTTCTCCTGCCCGCCCTACTGGAACCTGGAAGTCTATTCCGACGATCCCGCGGACCTTTCGACGCTGGGCAAGGAGGCGTTCTTCGAGGCCTATGCCCGGATCATCCGCGATACGGTCGCGCTCCTCCGCGAGGACCGTTTCGCCGTGTGGGTGATCGGCGACGTCCGGGACGCCGGCGGCTTCTTCGTCAACCTGCCCGGCCGGACCGTTGAAGCCTTCGAAGCCGCAGGCGCGCGATTCTACAACGACGCGATCCTGGTCACCGCGGTGGGTTCGTTGCCGATCCGGGTCGGGCGCCAGTTCACCGCCTCGCGCAAGCTCGGGCGGACCCATCAGAACGTGTTGGTGTTCTGCAAGGGCGATCCGAAGCGGGCGACCGAGGCCTGCGGGCAGGTCGAGTTCGGTGAGATCGAAGAGGACGCGGGCGAAGAGGATGACGCGGAATGACCGCCCCGATCCTCGAAACTCATCGCGGCATCTGCGTCGTCAGGGACGACCTGTTCCCCGGCGGCACGAAGGCCCGCTTCATCGGCAGGGTGTTCGACGGGGCTGCTGAGGCGGTCTATGCCAGCCCGCCGGAGGGCGGCGCGCAGACGGCGCTCGCAACCGTCGCGAGGGCCTTGGGCAGGCGGGCCACGATCTTCGTGGCAAGCCGCGCGAAGCCGCATCCGCGCACGCTCGAGGCCGCGCGGCTGGGCGCGAAGATCGTGCCGGTGGCGCCCGGATATCTGACCGTCGTGCAGGCGCGCGCCAAAGCCTACTGCCGGGACACCGGGGCGGTTCTGATCCCGTTCGGCGCCGACGTTCCCGGCGCGGCGGAAGCCATCGCCGCTGCGGCGCTGGCGACCAGCGAGATGCCCGACGAAGTCTGGTGCGCCGCCGGGTCCGGCGTCCTCGCCCGCGGCTTGGCGCTGGCCTGGCCGAAAGCCCGGCGGCATGTCGTCCAGATCGGGCGGGAGCTGGCGCCCAAGGACGTCGCGGGCGCCACGATCCACGTCCATCCGCGGAAGTTCGGCGAAAAGGCGGTGATCGCCGCTGCATTCCCGTCCGATCCGCATTACGACGCAAAGGCGTGGGAGGTCTGCCTGACGAAACACGGCGGGGGCAACGTCCTCTTCTGGAACGTTGCCCCCTTGCCCCGGCCCTGATGCTTCGCTCAGGCCTCTGTCCGGCAGCGGGCTTCAAGGGCGATGACGCAGAGGTCGCGATAGCGGGCCAGCGCCTTGGGGCTCGAAGAGACCGGATTGATCGCGACCGCCTTGAGGGCCTCGGCGTCGCCCCGCCCGGCAAGGGCAATCAGCCCCTCCAGCTTGTTCCGGAACCGGGCATGGGTCGGGGCCGAGAAGTCGGGCGGAGGCGGCAATTCGCCCTGCCGGGCCTTGGCCTCGAGGTCGGCGTCCCGGCGGCGGCGCTGGGGGCTGGCGGCGACGGGCTCGGGCGCAAGTTCCGCCTCGGGCGCGGGATCGGCCATTGCCTCGGCTGCAGGTTCGGCGATGGGCTCAACCGTTGCCACCTGTTCTGCGGTCGTCGGTTCCGACGCGGCCTGCGGCTCGCAGGCCTCGATCTCGGCGACGAGCCGCCCTTCGGCGGTCTCGAAGCCCGGGGCGGTGAGGATCGCCTTGATGGCGATGGGCGCGCGCTCGGCACCGATCCGGGCGGCCAGCAGTCGTTCGAACCGTTCGGCGGCGGCGGCCACGCTGGCGCTGCGGCCGAGGGGTGCCTCGCTCAGGCGCTGGGCGAGGCGGTTGATCTGGGTGGCGGTGAGGTTGGTGACCATCGGGGCCTCCTTCAGGCGTTCTTGATGTGGGCGGAGCGGCCTTCACTGGTCACCGCGTAGATCATCGTGCGGCGGTCGCCGAAGCTGGCGGCGAAGGCTTCGGCCTGATCCAGCCGGTCGAACCGGGCGCGGATGCGGGTCGCGGGCTTCGAGCCGCGGCAGGCGATGAAGTGGTCGGCGGCGACGAGGCAATCGGCCTCGAAGCCGGTCAGGGGCGTGGCGCGGTGGGCGGTCATCGGGTGCTCCGTTCAGGGCTGCAGGTGGTGCAGACACTGGGGAGACGACCGCAAAGAGCAACTGCAACTCGCTGGAAACGTGAGGAAACTGAGCGGCATGGGCGTCTCGCGGCGGCAGTACGCGGCACATCGCGGCTGCGTCGAAAGCGCAGTTCGGAAAGCCATCGCGACCGGGCGGATCACGCCCGAACCCGACGGCTCGATCGATCCCGTGAAGGCCGATGCGCAATGGGAGCGCCAGACCGATCCCTCGCGGCAGCGCGGGTTCCATGCGAAGGACCTGGGCGCCCGGATGGCCGCGACGACGCGAGCGGCGACGAAGGCCGTGCCCGTTGCGGCGATCCGCGCGGTGGCCGAGACGCTGCAGGAAGCGGGCGCGGAGCCCGAGCCCGGCGAGGCGGGCGCGGGCGACGGCGGAACCGGCGAGGTCTCGTTCCTGCGCGCGCGGATGGCGAATGAGGTCTTGAAGGCGCAGACGGCCAAGGTCCGGCTGCAGAAGATGAAGGGCGATCTGGTCGACCGGGCTCGGGCGACCGGCATGGTCTTCGATCTCGCCCGGCGCGAGCGGGACGCCTGGCTCGGCTGGCCGCCCCGGGTGGCGGCGAACATGGCGGCCGAGCTCGGCGTCGAGGCGCACCGGATGGAACTCGTGCTCGACACCTATCTGCGCGCGCATCTGGCCGAGATGGCGGAGGTCCGGATTGAGCTCCGCTGAGGCTTTCGAGGGGGCCGAGGCGGTGCTGCAGGCCTGGCGCGCGGGGCTCGCCCCCGATCCGGCGCTCAGCGTCTCGGAATGGGCGGACCGGCACCGCATCCTGTCCTCGCGCGGGGCGTCGGAGGCCGGGCCCTACCGGACGGCCCGCACGCCCTACATGCGGGCGATCATGGACGCGCTGTCACCGCGCCATCCGGCGTCGCGGGTGGTGTTCATGAAGGCCGCCCAAGTGGGGGCGACCGAGGCCGGCAACAACTGGATGGGCTTCTGCATCCACCGCGCGCCCGGGCCGATCCTCGCCGTCCAGCCGACCACCGATCTCGCCAAGCGCCTGTCGCAGCAGCGGATCGACCCGCTGATCGAGGAAAGCCCCGACCTGCGGGCGCTGGTGATGCCGAACCGCGCGCGGGACAGCGGCAACACGATCCTTGGGAAACGCTTTCCCGGCGGCCAGCTGATCCTGACCGGGGCGAACTCGGCGGTCGGCCTGCGCTCGATGCCGGCGCGCTGGGTGTTTCTGGACGAGGTCGACGCCTATCCAGGCGATGTCGACGGCGAGGGCGATCCGATCGCGCTGGCCGAGGCGCGGACGATCAGCTTCGGGCATCGCGCCAAGGTCTTCCTCGCCTCGACACCCACGGTCAAGGGCCTGAGCCGGATCGAGCGGGAGTGGGACGTGTCCGACCAGCAGCGCTATCACGTCCCCTGCCCCCTCTGCGGGGCGCTGCAATGGCTCAGGTTCGAGCGGCTGCGCTGGGAGCCGGGCCGACCCGAGACCGCGGCCTATCTCTGCGGACACTGCGACGAACCCATCGCCGAGCGGCACAAGACGGCGATGATGGACGAGCGGAACGGGGCGCGGTGGATGCCGACGGCCGAGCCGGAGGTCGCTGCGGCGGCGCGGGCCGCCGGGACGGTCGGCTTCCATATCTCCGGCCTCTATTCGCCGCTCGGCTGGCTGTCCTGGGAGGAGATCGCCCGCAGCTGGGAAGGCGCGCAGGGCAACGATGCTTCGCTGAAGACGCTGAAGAACACCATTCTGGGCGAGACCTGGACGGAACGGGGTGAGGCGCCGGACTGGCAGCGCCTGTACGAGCGCAGGGAAGATTGGCAACTCGGTTCTGCGCCCCATGGTGTCCTGCTGTTGACTGCCGGGGCCGACGTGCAGCGCGACCGGATCGAGGTCGATGTCTGGGGCTGGGGGCGCAATCTGCGCTCATGGCTGGTGGACCATATCGTCCTCGAGGGCGACACGGCGCGGCCGGAGGTCTGGGCGGGGCTGACGGCGGTCCTCGCGGAAACCTGGCCGCATGCCTCGGGTGTCCGGATGGCGCTGGCGCGGCTGGCGGTGGACTCGGGCGACGGGGCGACGACCGACGCGGTCTATGCCTGGGTCCGGGCCGCCGGCAAGGGTCAGGTGATCGCGGTCAAGGGCCGCGGCGGGTTCGATCGCTCGACGCCGGTCGACGGGCCGAGCTATGTCGAGACGACCGAGGCCGGGCGCAAGCTGCGCCGCGGCGTGCAGCTCTGGAATGTCGCCGTGGCAGTCTTCAAGAGCGAGACCTACCGCTTTCTGCGGCTGACCGCGCCGACCGACGAGGAGATCGCGGCCGGCGCCGACTGGCCGCCGGGCTTCGTCCATATCCCGAAAGGCACGACGGCCGAGTGGATGAAGCAGCTGACCGCCGAGCAGCTGATGACGGTCCGGACGCGCGCTGGGTTCCAGAAGCTCGAATGGCAGCCGACGCGGGACCGCAACGAGGCGCTCGACTGCCGGGTCTATGCCCGGGCAGCGGCCTGGCTGATGGGCATCGACCGCTGGGATGAGCAGCGCTGGCAGGGCTTGGAGAACCAGCTCGCCTCCGCGACCGGCCCGAAGGACCTGCCTCCGGCGGGACAGCCGGGGCGGGTTGCGCAACCGACGGCTCCGCAACGGTCCGCCATCCCGTGGATGGGTACCCGAAAGAAATGGTTCTGACATGGCCTGGACTGTCGCCGATCTCGATGCCCTGAAGGCGGCCTATGCCAGCGGGACGCTCCGGGTCCGCTTCTCCGACGGCAAGGAGGTGACCTATCCCACAGGCGACGATCTTCTGCGCCGCATTCGAATGGTTGCGGCGGAACTGGCGGCGAGCGGTGCCGGGCAGCCGCTGCCTGTCGGGCGGTTTGCAACCTTCCGGAGAGGGTGATGGCACGAGATCGGAACGGACCGGAGGGCGTGCCCTGGGGGGCGATCGATTCCGCCCTGGCCTTCGTCGCCCCGCGTCGCGCCGCCGCCCGCTATGCGGCGAAGGTGGCGATCGCCAATCTGCGGCGGGGCTATGAGGCCGGGGGCAAGACCCGGGTCACCGAAGGCTGGCGCGGCAGCAATGCCTCGGCGGATGCCGAGATCGCGGCCGCAGGGCCGGTGCTGCGCGACCGCTCGCGCGACCTGGTGCGAAACAATGCCTTGGCGGCGCAGGCGGTGCAGGTGCTCGTGAACAACATCGTCGGGCCCGGCATCCGGCCGCGGGCCGCCAGCGGCAACAAGGCGCTCAACAGGCGGGTGGATGGGCTCTGGCGGTCGTTCTCCTCCTCCTGCGACTTCTATGGGCACACCGACTTCCACGGGCTTCTCAATCTCGCCGTCCGGGAGATGGTCGAGGCCGGGGACATCCTGGCGCTGAAGATCACGACGCCGGGCGGGGGCAACGGAACCGGGACTGGCTCCAAAGCCGTGCCCCTGAAAATCCAGCTGCGCGAGATCGACCACCTCGACACGGGCCGGGTGCAGGAGGTCACCCTGGGATACATCGACCAGGGCATCGAGTTCGATGGGTCCGGGCGGCGGACGGCTTACTGGATGTTCGCCGATCATCCTGGCGGCACGGGCCGCTTCCTGCGACGGCGGTTCGAGTCCGAACGGATCGAAGCGTCCCGGGTCGCGCATCTCTTCGAACGCCAGCGGGTGCAAAGCCGGGGCGTGCCCTGGGGCGCGCCTGCGATGCTGGCGCTTCGGGACCTCGGCGACTGGCAGCAGGCTGAACTGGTCCGGAAGAAGACCGAGGCCTGCCTTGTCGGCATCGTCTTCGGCGACGACGAGACCCAAGCCTCGGTCGCCCCCGTGGTGCAGGACAGTCAGGGCAACAAGGTCGAGCAGTTCGAACCCGGGCTGATCGCCTATGCCCGCGGCGGCAAGGACATCAAGTTCAACCAGCCCGCCTCGACCGCCGGGGTCTATGAATGGAACCGCGTGCAGATGCATATCGTGGCCTCCGGGTTCCGCGTCCCCTACGCCCTGATGACCGGCGATCTGAGCCAGAACAACTTCTCGTCCAGCCGCGTGGGCCTCAACGAATTCCGCCGGATGGTGGAACAGCTGCAATGGCAGACCGTCATCCCGATGTTCTGCGAGCCGATCTGGCGCTGGTTCATCGAGGCGGCGCAGCTTGCCGGCCTCCTGCCGCTCGACGCGGTGATCCCGGCCGAATGGGCCCCGCCGCGCTTCGAGATGGTGAACCCGCTGCAGGACGTGCAGGCCGACCTCCTGGAAACCCGGGCCGGGTTCGCCTCGCCGCAGCAGATGATCGCCAAGCGCGGCTATGATCCGGCGGCGGTGATCGAGGAATGGGCCACGCATGCCGAGGCCACCGACGCGCTGGGCCTGATCTTCGATTCTGATCCCCGCAAGGTCAGCAAGGGCGGGAACACGCAGCCGACCGAACAGAACCCGGCAACCGATCCCGCAACGGACCCCGCGACCGGCACGAAACCGACGGAGTAACCCCATGCCCCCCGAAACTCTGAACCTGCCCGTGATCGGGCGGGCGGCTTCCGTGCGGCCCGAGAGCATCGACCCCGAGGCGCGCACGGTCGAAATCGTCTGGACCACCGGCGCCACGGTCCAGCGCCGCCGCTGGGAGGGCTGGGACGAGGTCCGCGAGTATGACGAGGAGCTGATCGTCACGCCCGAAGCGATCCGGCTGGACCGGATGAACGCCGGCGCGCCGTTTCTCGACTCGCATGACGGCTGGAGCCTGCGCTCGGTTCTGGGCGCGGTCGAACCCGGATCGGTCCGGATCGAGGGCGGCCAGGGCACGGCCACGATCCGCCTGACCTCCGCCCCCGATGCCGCCGACACTGTGCACCGCATCCTCGAAAAGACCGTGCGCCACGTCTCGGTCGGTTACCGGGTCCACCGCTACGAGATCACGAAGCGCGAGGGACAGCGCGAGCTGTGGCGCGCTGTCGACTGGGAGCCGATGGAGGTCTCCGCCGTCGCCATGCCCGCCGATCCGGGTGCCCATATCCGCGCCGCCGGGTCAGCGGCCTCCGCGCTCGCGCCCTGCACCCTAAGCCGATCCGTCACCCGTGCCGCGCCTGCGGCCGATCACAAGGAGGCAGTGATGCCGAATGATATACTGCCCACGGGCAGCGAGACCGATACCACCCGCGCACGTCACGCCGAGATCGAAACCCGCTCGGCAGCTGGCGCCGCGGCCATCCCTCCCTCTCCCCCGCCTGGCCCTTCCGCAGAGGCGATCCGCGCCGAAGAGCGGCAGCGGGCTGCCGAGATCACCACGCTTTGCCAGCGCCACGGGCTCGGGATGGAGTTCGGCGCCGATCTCATTGCCCGCGGCGTCGCGACGGATGCCGCCCGCGCCGCCATCCTCGACCGGCTGGTCGCGCAGAACCCCAGCACCCGCGGCGGCGAGATCGTGCCGGCCGCGGCGCGGGGGGCGAGCACGACCGATCTGTCGTTCCGCGATGCGATCACCGAAGCGCTCCTGCACCGTCATGCCCCCGGCGCGCAGGCCCTCGGGCCCGATGGCCGCGCGTTCCGCGGCATGACCCTTCTGGAAATTGCCCGGGCCGCGCTGGAACGCCGCGGCGTCTCCACCCGGGGCATGGCGAAGATGGAACTGGCCGGCGAGGCGCTGATGGGCCGGGCCTCGGTCGGCTATCACGCGACCAGCGACTTCCCCCTGATCCTCGCCAATGTCGCCAACAAGACGCTGCGCGCGGCCTATGACGGCACGCCCCGCACCTTCACCGGCTGGGCGCGGCAGGTCACCATCTCCGACTTCAAGCAGGTGAGCCGCACCCAGCTCGGCGGCGCGCCCGACCTGCTGCGGGTGCCGGAATCGGGCGAGTTCACCTATGGCACGATCGGCGAGGGGCGCGAGGTCTATGCGCTCGCGACCTACGGCCGGATCATCGGCATCACCCGCCAGACGCTGATCAACGACGATCTCGACGCCTTCACCCGGGTGCCGGCGGCCTTCGGCGCCTCGGCCGCGGACCTCGAGAGCGACCTCGTCTATTCGATCCTGACCACCAACCCGCTGATGGGCGACGGCGTCGCGCTCTTCAACGCGAGCCATGGCAACCTCGGCACCGCAGGCGCGATCTCGGAAACCACCCTGGCCGAAGCCTATCGTGTCTTCGGCAACCAGCGGGGCCTCGAAGGGCGGCAGATCTCGGTTCTGCCGCGCTATCTGATCACCCCGCCCGGCAGCCGGTCGGTCGAGGCGCGAAAGAACGTCACCGCCACCACGCCCAACGCGGTCGCCGGGGTCAACGCCTTCGCCGGCCGGCTGGAACCCATCGAAGAGGCGCGCCTGATCCCGGCCGCGGGGGCCGACCCGTGGTTCCTCGCCGCCGATCCCTCGCGGATCGACACGGTCGAGTTCGGCTACCTCGAGGGCAACACCGGCGTCACCACCGAGACCCGCACCGGCTTCGAGGTCGACGGCATCGAGATCAAGGCCCGCCACGACTTCGCCACCAAGGCCATCGACTGGCGCGGCCTCTATCGCAACGCCGGCGTCTAACGCCTGCGGCGCGGCCGGACGCCCACGTCCATGAACTCCACCGGCCGGCCATCCGGCCGACCGACGGCCCCACACCGAACCTCCCAGGAGAACCATCGTGAAAAACTACATCGCCGAGGGCGACACCCTCACCATCACCGCCGGATCGGCGATCTCCTCCGGCTCCGGCGTTCTCGTCGGCTCGGTCTTCGGCGTCGCCGCGACCGACATCGCCGGCAGTGCCGAGGGGCCGATCAACCTGACCGGCATCTATGACCTGCCGAAGACCGCGGCCCAGGCCTGGACCGCGGGCGCGCTGATCTACTGGTCGGGCACCGCCTGCACCAACGTCGCGTCCACCAACAAGCTGATCGGCATCGCCACCCGCGCCCAACTCGCCGCCGACACCATCGGCCGCGTCCGCTTGAACGCAGCAGGCATCACGCCGTGACCGCGTTCGACGTGGCGGCGCATGCGACCTTCGCCGATCGAAACCTGGCCGAGGATGCGCTCCACCGGGCCGGAGGCACCGGAGGAGGCACCGTCACCCGGGCGATCCGGCGTGCCCCCGATCAGGTCTCGGGGTTCAACGACGCGCGGTTCCTGTCGGACACGATCCTGCTCGATATGCCGACCGCCTCTGTGCCCCTGCTGGCGAGAGGCGACACGATCGAGATCGGCGCGTCAATCTACGAGGTCCGGGCCGATCCGGTCCGCGATGCCGATCGGCTGATCTGGACGGCGGAGGCGCGGGAACTGTGAGGCTTTCTGTCACCGTCGAAGGCGACTTCGTCGAGATCACCGGCAGCAGCATTGCCGATGGCAAATCTGCCGTCACCCGCGGCGTGGCGGCGGCAGGCGCGGGGTTGCAGGCCTGCTGGCGCGCGCAGATCGCGGCGGCGGGTCTCGGCCCCAAACTCGCCCGCACGATCCGGCGCGAGGTCTATCCGCAGTCCGGCACCTCGCTCAGGGCGGCGGCGCTGGTCTGGAGCAAGGCGAGCGAGATCGTCGATGCCTTCGATCGGGGTGCGCTGATCCGCTCCGCCGAGGGCTTCTGGCTCGCGATCCCGCTGGCGGCGGCCGGGGCAAGGGGCGCGGGCGGCAAGCGCATCACCCCGCGCGGCTGGGAACAGCGGACCGGGCGGCGCTTGCGCTTCGTCTATCGGCGCGGGCGTCCCAGCCTGCTCGTCACCGATGACGCGCGCCTGAACAGCCGCGGCCTTGCCGCATCGAAAGGCGGGCGGCGGCGGCGCGACGGCACCCTCACCGGCGCGCAGACCGTGCCGGTCTTCCTGCTCGTCCCGCAGGTGAAGCTGGCCAAACGCCTCGACCTCGGCAAGGCAGCCACCGCCTGGCAGAACCGCCTGCCGCGCCTGATCCTCGCCAACTGGCCGGACGGGACGACCCGATGAGTCCGCGCGAGACGATCCTCGAGGCCTTGCGGCTGGTGCTGGTCGGCATTCCCGGCGCGCGGGTGCTGCGGAACGAACCGCTGCCAGGCCGCATCCCGACGGACGGGATGGTGATCCTGCGCGACGGCGATCCGGGGCAACCCGAAGTCACCCTCTCGCCTTTGCGCTATCACTATGAACACCGGTCCGGGATCGACGTGCTGATCCAGAAGGCTGCCGGGCGCGACGTCGCCTTCGATGCCCTCTGCGCTGCGATCGGGGCCCGGATCGCCGCCGACCGGACGCTGGGCGGGCTTTGCGACTGGTGCGAGGCCGAGGCTCCGGAGCCCGTGGAGATCACAGCCGAGGGCGGCGAGCCGATCAAGGCCGCGACGGTCGCGGTGATCCTGATCTATTCGACCGCCGCCCCGATCTGATCCGCACACTATATGTATAGAGGAGTCCTCCCATGGCACGCCCCCAGGGCGCGCGGGCGCAGATGGCGCTCGCGTTTGAATCCGTCTACGGCACGGCGCCCGGGACGGGATACCGCTTCGTCCCCTTCGTCTCGACGACGCTCGGCAGCGAACAGCCACTACTGGCCTCTGAACTTCTCGGCTATGGTCGCGATCCGCAGGCCCCGCTTCGCGATGCCTTCAGCGCCGACGGCGACGTGGTGATCCCGATCGACGTGGAGAACTTTGGCTTGTGGCTGAAAGGCGCCTTCGGGTCCCCGGTCACCACCGGCACGGTGCCCAAGGTCCACACCTTCCAGTCCGGCGGCTGGACCCTGCCGAGCCTCGCCATCGAGACGCAGATGCCGGAGGTGCCACGCTTTGCGATGTATTCCGGCTGTGTGGTCAACGGGCTCTCCTGGGAGATGCGTCGGTCGGGATTGCTGACGGCGACCGCGACGCTGGTCGCCCAGAACGAGGTGGTGGCAGCGGCAACGGCGGCGGGCGCGCCGACATCGCTCTCGCTGGCGCGTTTCGGCCACTTCAATGGGGCGATCCAGCGCAACGGGACGCCGATTGCCAACATCCTCTCCGCCCGGATCGCCTATGCCAACAACCTCGACCGGATCGACAGCATCCGCGCTGACGGACGGATCGAAGGCGCGGACCCCTCCATCGCATCGCTCACCGGCACGCTGGAAGCCCGCTTCGACGATCTCACCCTCTACAACCAGGCGATCGCCGGAACGCCCTGCGAGCTGATCTTTGCCTACTCCCAAGGTGCGAATGCTGCCTTCAGCTTCACTGCCCATGCCGTCTATCTGCCGCGCCCACGGATCGCCATCGAAGGCCCCGGCGGCATTCAGGCGACGTTCGACTGGCAGGGGGCCCGCGCTGTCTCGCCCGCCCGCATGTGCACCGCCGTCCTCACCAACACCATTGCGAGCTACTGACCGTGATCAGCCTGACCCTTTCCCGCGAGCCCGAATGGCTCGACCTCACCCATGGCGTGACCGTGCTGATCCGTCCGCTGACGGCTGCGATCTTCTCGGCCGCCCGGGCCGATCTCGAGGCCGACGACCTGATCGACGCCGAGGCGCAGGAGATTGCTGCCGCCCTCGTCAAGGCGATCGCGCGGCGAACCATCCTGTCCTGGGAGGGAGTCGGCGATGCCGAAGGCACTCCGGTCGAACCGGACGACGCGACGATCGACGCGCTTTTCGACCTCTGGCCGATCTACGAGGCATTGAACGAGCGCTTCATCGCCCGCTGGCTCCTGCTCGGTGACGAGGGAAACGGCTCTGCGCCCTGGCCGACTGGCACTTCGGCGGGGGCGCCGGGTACTGCGCGGCCTGCCTCCGGCGCTGCACCGACTGCCCCGCCCGGCTGAACCAGCCACAAACGCCCGAGGGCTGGCAGGTCTGGGACCTCGTACAGCGCCTCGGCGGCCAGATGCGGGTGATCCCGGGGGCCGTGGTCGGGATCGACATGGTTGCAGCCTTTGAACTCGCCCGGGCGCTGGGCGTGGAGGCGCGCCTCGTCGCCGAATGGCTGCCGGGCATCGAGGCCGTGATGGTGCGGCGGATGAATGATCAAGCGAAAGGAGGACGGATCGATGGCTGAACGGAAAGTCTCGGTCCGCCTGGGCGTCATCGGCGGCAAGCAAGTCGAGGACCAGCTGCGCCGGATCGGGGCGACCGGGAGCGACGCCTTCCGCCGGGTCGGCCGTCACGGCGCGCAGGCCTTCGGGCAGATCGAACGCGCCAGCGGCTCCGGCCGGGCAGCGATCAGCAACGCCGCCTTCCAGATTCAGGACTTCGCCGTGCAGGTCGCGGGCGGGACCAGCGCCAGCCGAGCGCTCGCGCAGCAATTGCCGCAACTCCTGGGCGGGCTCGGGGTCATGGGGGCGGTGGCCGGTGCAGCGGCGGCGATCTTCATCCCCTTGGCTGCGACCCTTTTCGACACCGCGGATGCGACCGCCGCGATGGTCGAGGAGATGCTCGGCGCGGGCGGGTCGATCGGCACGGTGGAAAGTGCCGTCTCGGCGCTTGAAGCCACGCAGCGCGCCTATAACGCCGCGATCTCCCAGACCGGCGGGGCCTCCTCCTCGGCGGCCGCGCTGGTGATCGCGAACTCGGCGGCCGAATTCGAGGCGCGCAAGCAGATCCTCGCGGTCGAACTGGAACTCCTGCGCATCCGGCGGAAGGAGGGCGCCGAGGCGGCCACCAACCTGCGCGACGGCATCGCGGCCGAGCGCAACACCCAGTTGTCGCGGATCATCGGCGGCATGCGGAACGACATCCGCTTCACCGGCACCGACCGGGCGGGCGGCACGCTGTCGGACTACGTGAACATCGGCCCGCGGACCGTCGCCGAGTCCGGCGTGACGCCCGACATGGTCGAGGCCTACCGCGAGGGCACCCGGCTCGACCGGCTGGCGCTGCAAAAGCTCGATGCCGAGAACACGCTGGCCGACCTCGCCATCACCAATGCCGAAGAACTGATGACCACGCAATTCGAGAAGGTGGCAGCGGGGGCAGAGGCCGTAGTGCCCGCCGTCGGCCGCGCAGGCGGGGCGGCACGGCAGGCCGGGCAGGACGCCGCAGAGGGCGGCGAGGCGGCGACAGTGGGCTGGGCCCTTGCCGGCGAGGCCCTCGATCAATACGCGGCCAGCGCGCGCGATATCGGCAAGGACATCGGCGCAAGCCTCGTCGGCGCTTTCCGTTCCGCCGAGGACGCCCTCGCCAGCTTCGTGAAGACGGGCAAGCTCGACTTCAACGGCCTCGTGACCAGCATGATCGCTGATCTCGCAAAGCTCGCCGCGCGCCGGTTCATTCTGGGTCCGCTGGCAAGCGTGCTGTCGGGCGCGCTGGGCAGCGATGCCGTCGGCCAGGCACTGGCGAACGTCTTCCATCGGGGCGGAATGGTCGGCGCGGGCGGGGCGACCCGGGTCGTCCCGGCGGCCGCTTTCCACGGCGCAGCGCGCATGCATTCCGGCGGCTGGGCGGGCCTTGCCGCCGACGAGGTGCCCGCAATCCTGCAGCGCGGCGAGCGGGTGCTGTCGCGCGAAGAGGCCCGGGGCTACGGCCAAACGTCGGTCAACGTCACCATCCAGGCGCGCGACGCGCAAAGCTTCCGGCAATCCCGCAGCCAGGTTGCCGCGGATATCGCCCGCGCGGTGCAGGCCGGGCGGAGGAATCTCTGATGGCGTTCCACGAGGTCCGGTTCCCGGACACCATCAGCCGCGGCGCGCGAGGCGGGCCGGAGCGGCGGACGCAGATCGTGGCGCTCACCTCGGGCGACGAGGAGCGCAACGCCTCCTGGGCGAACTCGCGGCGGCGCTACGACGTCTCCTATGGCGTCCGTCGGGCCGACGATCTCGCGGCCGTCGTCGCCTTCTTCGAGGCGCGGAACGGCCGCCTTCACGGCTTCCGCTTCAAGGACTGGTCGGACTATCGCTCCGGTGTCCCCTCGGCACCCATCACGCCGACCGACCAGTTGACTGGCACCGGGACCGGATCGAACCGCTTCTTCCAGCTGGTGAAGACCTATCCCTCCGGCGCGCAGTCCTGGACGCGGACGATCGGCAAGCCGGTGGCCGGATCGGTCCGCGTCGCGCTGGGCGGCGTCGAGCAGCTGACCGGCTGGACCGTCGACACGACGACCGGGATCGTGGCCTTCACGACGGCGCCGGGCGCGGGGGTGGCGGTCGCG